AGCGCCTTGAGCAGCACGAGCCAAGGCGTTATACATGATCTCAGATGAGATCTTGCCGTCCGCGCCCATCTTGCGGATTTCGCCAGCAGTGACGCCCATCTCCTTGGCGATCAACTGCGCCAACTGAGGCATCCGCTCAAGGATCGCCCGCAGCTCGTCACCTTGCAACTTGCCAGAGCCCAGTGCTTGGCTCAACTGCAAGAATGCGCCGGCTGCATCCTCCGATGCAACACCAGACTCACGAGCAACAGTGTTGAACCCGTTGTAGATCTCTGTGACTTCCTTCAGGCCAAAGCCCAAGCCAGACAAGCGGGCGTAAGTATCACCCAGTGCCTGCGTTGCTTCGGTCTGCGTTATCCCGAACTTCTGCGACGCATCTCTGGCTGCCTGCAATGCAGCGGTGTACTCAGTCGTGCTGCCAGTCAGGTTTTTAAGTCGTTTTTCCGCTACATCACGGTCAAATGCAGCGCTAGTTGCAGCTTGAAACCCCTTAAACGCAGCAATAACTACGCCAATCTTGGCCGTAATCCCAGCAATCGCGCCATTCAGCGCCTGCACTCCCTTAACAGCTGAATTTGCAGACTTACCAGCACTTGCTGCAGAGCGGTCAAACTGACGGACACCATTTGCCGCTTTACTTGCGGCTTTAGAGACCTCGTTTTGCTCGTTTGTTAATCCTTCGACCGCGCGCTGCAGTTTCTGTACACTCGCCAGCCCTGTCGCCTGAACAGCAACTTCTACCGAATATTGCTGAGCCATAGCGCCGCGGTCAGTCCACGGATTCTATCTGCGGCGCCTTTGAGCCTTCCTCTGCGCTTCGATCGTCTTCTTGTTCTCGTGTGCGTAAAACCCTGACCACAGCACCATCTCCTCCGGTGTCATCCGCTGCAACAGGTCAGACACCGTCATCTTCAGCTCACGCGCAAGCTGAAACTGAAACCTCAGCTGTCCGTCGCTTTCGAACGCCTGTTCGAGGATTTTGGGGTCACCACCTCTTCCTCTTCCTCTTCTTCACCGCTTGCATCCAGCAAGATCAACAGCAGCTTGTCCACAAGCTTGGCCGGCAGTGCATTGCGCAGATCCGCCAGATCACCAGGGGCAAACAACGGCGCATTACCAGCATCACGCGCCACATTGATCAGCAACTGCAGCGCAAAGTCAGTAGCGTCGTCCGTCTTGGCCTGCTTCTGTGCTCGTGCGCGCTGAGCAAGCGTCAGCGGAGTCATGTAAAACTCAAACTCACTACCGTCAGGCAGCTCAAGCACCTTCTTCTGGGCTTGCATACTGACGGCCTGAACTAGGCGATCAATCGCGCGCATTGATTAATTTGCTGCTTTCGTAAGCATACCCAAGGCAAAGGCTGGCGCAGCAACCAGCCCAAACCAAGGGGCGGGCATCCCCCCCGCCGAACAAAGCTTAGCCAATAAAAAACCCCCAGCCGAAGCCAGGGGTTCCACCCAAGTCCGAACTTAGGTTAATCAGGCAACCAAGCCAAAAGCGCTGTACATCTTGGTCACAGAGAACGAGAGCTCAGCGGATGTCGGATCGTCGGGGTTAACCGAGAACGACATGCCGGTGATGTTGATCTCTGCGTCAACGTACAGGCTGCTGGTGTCGTCGGTGTTGCCAGCGGCGTCGATCTGAGTGCAGACGTACAGCTTCACCCGTGCGCCAGCCTGTGACTTCAGGATCGAAGCGCCAAGCAGACGGTTGGAGATGGCTTCCTGATCGCAGGTGAAGTACACCGTCATCGAGCCAGTCGCCTCCGCATAACCCGATTGGGTCGAGCGGAATGCAGCAAGCTTGGACTCTGTGCCAACCGAGCAAGGCAGGGTGGTCACGTCCAGCTCGTCACGGCTGATCTCAAGGCTGAACTCACGCACACCGCAGACGGTGTAGAAATCCGCCAGCGAGATGTTGATGTGAGCAGGCAGCTCATTGTCAGCAGTGCCGGTGCCACCGTCGCCAGCCATCGCGATGGGCGTGCCGTTCATGGACGAGGAAACCTCGATCCAAGTGTCAGAACGACCCACCACGTAGTAGGCGGAAGTGGAGCCACCGCTAGCTGTTGAGACGGTGTCGACTTCAACGATGCAACCGCTGCCAGTGGTCAGCGCAGCGCCGCTGATGCCCAGCTGATCAGTGCTCTTGTAGCCAGAGCCGCCATCAACCAAAGTGACCGCAGTGATGCCACCAGTGCCGTCGGTTGACACGGTGCCGGTAGCACCAGAGCCAGATCCGCCGGTGAAAGTAACAGGAGAGTCGGTCAGGCTGACGGGGTAGCCAGAGCCGGCAACAAAGCTGCCGAGTGCCAACACTTCACCGGCCACGCCAGCGCGAGGAGTGAAAGAGCTGGCCAAGGCAGAGTCGAGATTGCCGCCGTCTTCTTCGCTGAAGACAACAACATCGTTGACCCTGAAGTCGTGGCTGCTAGGCAGTGTGATGTGGCTGGTTACGCCATCAGTGCCAAATGCAGAGAAGTCCCGCACACAGCTTGATGTGCCGGGCGGCTTAAATTCAATCTTTCCGTCCTGTCCTGTAAGGACGGAGGAGTCGCAAAGGGCCATGGGCCTCCGTACAGACGTTTACAGATAGGGGGCGTCCAGAGCACGGGGGCTGCTCTGCAGCAGGCACTGCCTACACCACAATTTAAGCCAGACGACCGCGGAAGGCAGCTGAAATCGTGTGCTGCTGGTGCGTCGATGACGCGTCACCGTTGATCAGCCGTGGGCCGTCCAGGTTGCGCATCCGCACATGGCCGTTCTGCAGGTAACCGTCGAACGCACCGGTAATAGCCCATACCTTCAGCACTTCGAGCGCAATGTCTTCCCCAGGGCGTGCGCCCTTGCCGACAGGCGTGCTGACGATGACAGTGACCGTGCCGCCTACGTCGTCGTTTCCGCAGCAGCCAATGACGTCGCGCTTAACGTCCGCAAATGTGAGGTTGATCTCTGCGAAGGTCTCGTCCGCACCCGGCTGTGTGTAAGGCACGTTGTCATAAAACACATAGCCAGCACCGGCGTTATTAAGCTCCAGCGCCGTAACCATTTCAATCGCGCCACGGATCAATTGGTAGCTCATAGCGTTTTCTCAGCTTTTTTAACGGCTGCATTCACTATTGCCTGGCCCTTGCTGTTGAAATAAGCCGGGAACCAGTTCTTGGGTCTGCTCACCGCCCAGTTGCCAAAGCACAAGCGCTCGGCATACGGCAGGTTGTTTTCGATCGAGTAGCGGTGCTTGTAGTCCAGCTTCAGGCTGCCAACCTCTGTGCCGCCATCCACCATCCACGCTGCACGGAAAGCACCCGTGTCGATTGGGCTGACCTCGCCAGACAGGTCACTGTGAAAGCTGATCACCGTCTCCCGCATCGTGTGATCCAGCACCTGCTTCAGGTCTGGCACTAGGTCCTCGATGGGCTTGGTCATGACTCGGCCCTCACCTTCGCCGCATACAAGACATCACCCGAATATTGCGGGTCAACGCTCGTGATATTCCACTTGCGCCCGTTGTACTCGATGAAATCGTCGGTGGTTGGGAACTGGTCGTCGATGCCAGCCGTGTCCATCCACGCCTCCAGGTACAGGCTCTTGCCCACTGAGCCAGCACCCAGCATTCCGCTCTTTGTCACGGCGCCAGCGGCGTTGTACACCGTCTCACCGCCAGTCACATCACCAGTGGCAGGGTCGTACACCGGTGCCGACTTCCTGATGTAGGTGAAGCTGCTGACCCTGAACAGGTCTACAAGCTGTACCGCTAACGGAGCGGCCCATGCGTCTTGACTAGCGATGACGACCTCCTGCCCTAGGGCATAGTGTTGTACGGAGGAGGATCTACAAGGTTCGCCGCATGGTTCCCGAAGGTGTTAAGCGGCTGCTGATCGCAGCACTCACGAGTGAGCACAAAGCCGGCTCCTGAGCTAGGTCCCATGTCCAGCCAGCATCCGAGCAGGTCGTCGATCCACGGAAACGATTGAATAATCGCTGGATTGTCGCAATCATCGCAGCTGCTGCCGACATTGTTATTGAACTGGGCGTACTCAATGCTCAGCTCGCCAAGCTGCTGCCTCTTGACGT